ATCCCTCCTTTTGAACTTTTCTTTTGAACTTTTCTTTTGAACTTTTCTTTTGAACTTTTCTTTTGAACTTTTCTTTTGAACTTTTCTTTTGAACTTTTCTTTTGAACTTTTCTTTTAATCTATCTTCCTTTTTTTTAATTTTTTATAAAAAATAAATCAAAAAAACATAAAAAGATTTTTGCATATAATTAAAAGATGTCATCTGAAGATTATTCCTCCAAATTCGCAACAATGATTGTGCAAATACCCAAACTGATGTTTATTTTTGATGTTGTCAAGCCATCTGGAGAAAGTCAGTTTGTTCCAATTTATAAAACCGCATCCATAACTGAAATGGTCCAAGTAATTGGTAAGCAACTTGATATTGAAGAAAACATCAATTGCATTTTATTTATGAATACAGAAACAAAGAATTTTTACAATGTTCCTCTATCAGATTCGGTTTCAATCGAAGCAACAATAAATGGTTTCAGCACTGAAATGCAACCTGCAGTCCAACCAATTTATGAAAATGATTATATGTTCAAGGTGTTTCGCATATATTTGCCAAATTCACAGGATTGTGTATTATCTGTAGATAAGTCCAGTGATGACGCCAATCAATGATAAACCAAGTAAAACACATTCGCATAAAATTATTTTTTCGTGTTTATTTAACTCTTCATCATCAAAGATTTTATATTTATCATCATCATCATCATCAAAGATTTTATATTTATCATCTTCTTCTTCTTCTTCTTCTTCTTCTTTATCTGACGGATAACCGTTCATTTTTCCATTGTTGCAAACTTTACACTCGGGGTTTATGATTGACATACTTTTAGGCAATAAACAAAACTTATGGAATATATGTCCGCATTTATATTTTATGGTATCCGCCGTTAATAATTTGTTGCACAAATTGCAATTCATTTTTATTTATAATATTATAAATAATAATAATATTATAAATCATTTTTATAAAAAATATATAAATATATTTACCAATAATAATATAATATGTCGTCAGAGAAGTCCTTTATTATAAAAACATTTAATGAACATTTCTTTGATTTTTTTGAAGACGTTTTAAAAATTCTGCCAGGTAATATGCATATTAAGACCGCTTTAAGGTCGTTTAAAACCATTTCCGACTTGAACAAAAGCATCCTGGTTAAATGCTGGCACAAATTTGTTTACTTAAAATACACCGATGTAATTAACACGGGCGATATTACATTCTTTTTTGAAAAGGATTATTTAACCGATGTGTCCCATTTGGCAAATTCTGGTGCCATTATGGATATTATTAATTCGATAAGACAACCTGTGAAAGACGCGTGCGAAAACCCAGTGAATAAACAGCACGTTATTACCTATATTCAGAACCTTTCGAAACTATCGATTGCATATGTAGAATAAGGGAACCTACGGTTCCCCCTATAAAGGTGAAACCTGACGGTTTACCCCTCCCTTTTATTTGAATTTTACTTTTGAATTTTACTTTTGAAATTATATTGATTATATAATTTCAATAATTTATAAAAATAGAGAATTGGTGTAAACCGTCAGGTTTATAGGGGGTTAAGCGGAGCGGAACGTAGCCCCCCTAATATCATCATATTTCCCCCATCCAAAAACTCCGACACTATTTTGCGGTTAATAAAAAACTTTGCATCCTCCTTATGTCTCGGCAAAAACACATCATAATGGAGTTTCTCTACAAAAAACCGGTCTTGTTTATTTGTCAAATCAGTTTTTTGCAGCGTCTTTTTCACATGCACCTCCCAATACAGTTTATAAATACGCTCTGAAAACAAACGAAAATGTTCAAAAAACTGATTAAAATGTTTCCGGTAAATTGGAAAATACCGGAGAAACTCCGACACTTTTCCAATTTTCCGCAACATCAAATATTGATAATGCAGGTTCGGATTGTTTCCACGCAAACACTTTATTTCCAAATACTTCTTATTGTAATACGCAGTTCTGAAACCGGTGTTTTGGTCAGTCACCATATAACCAACTAGTCGGTAATCATTTGTCGGATTTGAAAGCGCAGTCTGCACATCATCAACCAATTTATCAGTTGCAGAAAACTCCTTTGGAAACTTAACACCCAGCATTACAAAATCCTGATAATTTGGGTGCGCTCTGGGATTGACGTATGAATATTGATTGTTTTTGCCATCAATCTTATAACTATGCACAAAATACAGCGCTGGTGCATCAACCATTAACACTATGTGGTTGCAAGGATGTTGCAACACAAACGTGTATGAATACGATTTGTCAAATGACAAATTATTTAGTGGAACAAATGCCTCCAAAAACATTTGGCGAAACGTTTTTTGCTCAGGTTCATCCAATCCACTTCTGAAAAAAAAATAGTTTCCACGGATTCCCTTCTTCGTAGCAATCTCCCAGCACTCAGCATTTGGGTCCCAAAACATATTTATCATGGTGCCTTCAATAATCTCAGTTGCAGAAAAATGATGGGGCTCCGGAACCGCATCTTGAAAAACGTCATTTGACAGCGATTTTGAAGGGGCCAATGCCAATAACTGATTCCCGCTAACAATTGCACTTCTGTAAATGCGGTTTCTCAAATTAAAATTGGGAATATATTCATTTTCCAAATTATACATTGTATAATTGTATTTAGTGCTTACTTTAACATAATCGGGGACATCATTTGTTGAGAATTCTGGCATACTATATTTATATTTTTGCAAAAAACCTTTAAGCTTTTTGCAAAAAACAAAATAAGAAAATAGTTTCCTATACTATACAATGTCTGATGAAGAATCTGAAAAAAAGACAGAATTGGAAAAAAAAACAGAATCTGAAATTAAAATGAAATTGGGAGATATTATAAAAATTGAATCAACAAATCCAGACTACAATTCATATTTTTTCGTTGAATACATTGATGACGAGATTATCAAAATTACCAATGTGGAGAATGGAAAAAAAGAGACCATAGATTTAGACCAAGACGGTTGTTTAACTGAGACCACCGTCCAACGAATCATTTTACATTCGCGAAGCGACGAAGATGGATATGCAAGACAAAATGGACTATTGCATGAAACCTACGTGAAATTGGTGTTCGCGGACAATATTGAAATAACCGGAAAAATCACAACTTTGGAGGAAGACATGATTGAAATATTATTGACCGGAGAAGAAGATGAAAAAATTTACATTGATTTTGAATACAAGGGTATTCCCAAAAATATTCCTTTAAAAACTATCACAATTATTGAGCAGCCATCTGTCTCTGAAGTTATAGAAAAAAAAATGATTCAAGAAAATGCAATTGTTGAAGAAACATCTCATGAAACGGCATCAATTGAATACGGCTCTGAGGGTGAAATATACATAGATATACCCAATAACCCTAAGTTGGATATAACTCCACCAGTAGTTTTTGGCAAAGAAATTGAATTTGTCGCCGACACCGGTGTATGGGAGCAGCGCTACGGAATTGAAATGCAAACCACCGATTTATTAAATGAACTTCTTTCCACCATTCCGGATAACAGTCGAACATCCACTGTAATGGAGCGTGTTTATCGAGTTATTCGCAGATTCAAAGAATTGAGAGAACAATTTTCAGTATTTGACGAAAACGGAAATGTTGTTAGTTCTAAAAAAGTTTCGGCTCTTTACAAACCATTGGTGGAACGCATGAATAATTTGGACATTAATCTTAAATGGATAATTCCAGTTGTTACGCAAAAAACAAAGCTCTATACAAATGAAGAGAACGAAGCAATTGAAAATTCTGATATAAATAAAGAAATCGAAGAATATCAGAATAACCTGAATGTTTATAAAACCACCAATAGCTATCCGGCATTTTACAATGCCGTAAATGACATGTTCACCCCATTTGTGCAACCATTTGATAAGAAATACTCGGTGAATGTGGACTTGGAAACCATTGTTGGCAATTTGGAGAATTATTATACCCATGTTTACAAGGATGCATTGAACACAAAAAAAAAGAGATTTTTCTTCCAAAGGTATAATTTGGGAATGACCAAAATTGGCAACAAAGAAATGCGCTCCGGAAAATCAATATACATGAGAGAAAATATGACCAAAAATGATGCAGTCTCCATAAAATCGGTTTTTATGTTGCCAAAACCGGCAATTCACTTTTCGCGCATTAATTTGCCAGGAACAAACATATTGTCACGAGCGGGGCTAAGTCACAATTGCATGTATTATTTTGCATTCTTGAATAAACGGACATATTTCAAGAGTATACAACTGGATGAAAATGAAGAATATAAAAAGGAAAACGATTTTTTAGACACTCCCATCTCATTTGATATTCCAAATGAACCAAATTACGAATCCTTATTGAAAGCAATTATTCCAATGTCCGCATCCATCATTCGGTTGTTAAAATCGGAATATGTTGGATACAATTTTCACGATGTTATTTCATTTTATGAACCATTCATGCTTTACCTGGACACAATCACATATTCTGGATTATCAAAAATTAAAGAGGGTGGACCTTATCAAGAAATGCGATTTCAAATTTTGGAAAACATCAAAAAATACGACGAAGAATTTAAAAAAAAAAGTAAAAAATACCAGTCTTTTCCCAAAGGTTTTGCGCAGAAGAAAAATTATTTTTTATCCGCAGAAATGGAAAAGAATTACAAACTGGATGAAACCTTGTCCTCTACTGAAACACTGAATAAAATGTTGGAGCTTGACAATAGTAAATTTTACATGAGCAACTTATCATTGACCACTGCAAAATTATATACACCCGATTTGTCGGAATTGATGGAAAAGTCCGAATATGGCAAAGATTCATTTGTAAAATTATGTTTTACCCGGGTAATTGCCAAAAAGTACACGTCTATCAAGTCTCTCAATGCCGACAACAATGAGGAAGACATTTATTTTGACAAAGAGTATGACACAACTCCCTATGATATTTTAAAAAAATACAAGGAAGCACAATCCAAACAATCTCCTTCCGACTTTTTAGATTATTTCACAACGGTTTTGAGCAAGGAGCATGGAATCGATGACGAACTGCTTGCAAAAACAATTATTCGCGGAAAAAAGAAGGTTGAAGAAAACAATTATGCAATTTTGGTTATTTACCCCCAACCAATTAGTTCATTAGAGGAAGGAGAGGAAAAAGAAGTAGAGATTGAAGCCGACGTGAAAAAAAAAGTGCGTTATTTTAAACGAGTTGGTATAAGATGGATTGAGGATACGGACATGGCCGATAGCGAGTTGACGAATGAATTACTTTGCAACACTGATAAAAATTGCTCTTACAGTAAAGAAGTTTGCAACGCCAAAGAAACAACCGACAATTTTACTGAAAAAATAAAAAAAACGTATGCGTTACGAGAGAAACAAATAAAACGAATCCGCGCAATAAAAGAAGCAAAAAATGAAGAGTTTTCTCTGCGAGCATATTTAATTGGTAAAAATATTATTCTTCCCGAAATTAAAACTTCTCCGCATGCCGAGTTGAGAGATAAAATTCTCGGATTAAAAACACTTTCAACAAAACAAGAATTTATTCAAAAATTTGTTAAAAACTTCTGTAGAAAATCACTTGCACATGAATCCGTGGATTGGTTGTATTGCAAAGAAACAAATACAAAACTACTACCCAATTTTTTTGAAGTTTTGGCAAATATATTCTTTCTTGATGTTGCATTATATGAAGAACGTCTCGACATGATTATTGCAACTCAGGGAACAAAAAGCGACGACGGTGATGCAATTATTGACAAGCATAGTGGATACGTCATCAAATATTTGGATTATGTTGCACAAGATGAGTTTGATGAAAACGGATTTGTTATAAAAACACACTCAATCATTGAAAAGAACATGAGCGAGATTCTTGAAGATGCCATTCATGCAGAGATTGAAAATAATCAAACAATGCCGACCGTTTCCGACAAAAAACATTTTGATAATCCGATTCATGAAGATATTTATAAGGTTTCAAAAGCAATTTTAACCAATCTGGGCATTGAATTTGAAAAAATCTCGGACACAATTATTTCACACACGTCCCGCATTATTACCAAATATTTGGCATCGGAAGAAAAATACAATGCAAGTATTGCAGGAAAAGAAAAAATGCTCAAATACAAAGATTACAAAAACCAACAAATCTTCTTTTTTACGGTAGGAATCATACTAATTGTATACCAAACCCACATTCCATCATTCCAGCCCAAAAAAACATTCCCAGGATGTGTATACAGTTTATCAGGATATCCACTTGATGAAATTTCTGGAGACAAATCCGGGATTACTTATTTATGTTGTGTCCTGGAAAAAATGAAGAATGCAACCACTTACCCATGGAAAAGTGTTAGTAAATTCACCAGTGAAAAATTTCAAGAAAAAATAAGCAAAGATTTTTTAGACAAAATTTTGAAAGATTCCGAAATCCAGCATTTATTGACTTTAAAAAGACACTATTTGCTTACTTCTCCCGAAGTTCATCACATTCCGCTTGAGCACAGAGTTGAAAAATGGGCGTTGTTCCAACCACCGCTGATAAAATCCGCCGTTGAAAAAACGGTTTCCGGGGTTTCAAAAACAATCGGCGATGAAATCCGGGACACAATGAAATCTGGAAATGCGAACCAACATAAATACATTGGAACTCTCTACAAGAAAATAATTGAACATACCTATTTGACCATAGACGACATTAATGCCATTGTGCACGATATTGGAAAAGACGCATTGTTGAAGGCCGGAACCATTGTGTTTTTGGAAAACTCCTGTTGCGAATCGTCGGTAAACCGAAAAGTCATCGACTATTTTACGGAGAAGAATGAAAATATACAAAAGTGCATCGAGTTTGTTCATAAATATGAAAAAATATACGACGAAATTAAATCGTTAACGATTCCCGCGTTTGCGGGTTTCAAGATAGTGAGAGCCGAGCCGCCCCCACCCCTTGCAAACGTATACAACGAAACCAATATTTATTCGGCAATTATTCATTATTGCAAACTTAAGACAAATTTACCAATTCCGAGTTATTTGGAACCCATTTGTCAAGAAAAAATTGTTGGACTCGAAACAATGAATGCAAACCAGGCAATTGACAAGCTGAAAGAAAAATACAAAAATCCTGCCGAAACAATTGCAGAATTGATGAAAATAGTTTCTCTCCAGAACCGTGTTGAAATTTTATTGGATGACGAAAATGTGGATGATGTATTTATTCGAGACAACATTGATGAGCGGATTAAAATTGCATTAACCACTGAAAATACCGATTCTCTCATGGTGTTCCTATATGATTCCATTGAAACAATGCAGAAAGAAATCCAAAAATACATTCGCGAACATAATCGAGGGTTAAAAAATACAGATAGTAAAAATTTATTTGAATTTATTCAGAAAGGCGAGACGTGGTCAGATTACAAACACATGTATCCATTTATTAAAAATGCGGTTTACAATGTTATCAAAGTCATTCCGTCTTTAATAAACAATGATGGACTGAAAAACATGAGCATGGAAAACAAAAAACACTGGGGATTTTCCGGAAAACACAAGGATAATTTGACCGGTTTTGTAGAGAATTATTTTGAAAAGATTCGCAAATATATTAAACGCGAGAGAAGTCTCTGTTCTTTTTTCAAAGAAATCCACGATGGTGAGGATTTTAGAGATATTGAATTATTGGTTTCCCAACTCCCTACAATCAAATTTGAAGCACCAGTTATGCATAAAATTTACAATTATTGTTATTTGAAAGTGTATTACAAAATAATCCAAAAAAGCTTAACCCATGAATTGAATATTTTAATGGTAGACAAAGAATCCACTGATTTTGGTATGATGGAGGTTCGCGTAGAAGACAATCGTGATTATTTTTGCCAAGAAGTTTCCAAATTGATAGCTGATATTCTAAGAATGGATATGGAAAACAAGAAAATGATTAATTTCAATTATGCGGAGTTGTTTGATAAATACAAGAGAGACGCCAATTCAGAAAAAATTGAAATAACTACTCGATTGGGTAATATGGATAATTTTGAACGAGGTATTGAAGATTTGATGAAAGAATACAAAATGGGTGATTGGAAAGAGGATAAAGGTGTGTTTCAATACGACCCCAAATATTATGATGAGGAAATAGGAGAACCAGATGAATCGGTTGTTTTAGAGGAAGGTGATGCAGAGAATAATTTTGACAACAATGAGGAATAAGTGTTATCCACACTTTTTAGTTCTTTGTAAATAATATAATGTTTGAAAATAGATTGGTTTCTGCAATTATCATATTTTTAATTATTTTCTCTATTGTCCATTGGTTAAAACCCCCGCTTATCTATAATGAACATGGCGGATTCCGCCAATTTGGAATTGGATATAAACAAAAAACTGTGATACCAATATGGGTTGTATCCATCATTTTAGCGGTTTTTTGTTATTTGGCTGTCTACTATATAGGATAAGGGAACTTGCCGTTCCCTTATAATCCCATGCTTAATTGGAATATTTAATAATTTTTTAAAATAAAACATTACAATGTTTTATTTTAAGGAAGGTTCAAAAGGAAACCTTGGTTTCCTTTAAGGAAGGTTCAAAAGGAAACCTTGGTTTCCTTTAAGGAGGGGGTAAGGGGGAACGTAGTTCTCCCTATAGTGCCTTTGTGCAAACCGAATACATCAATCTGTTAACAAAATAGGAGATTAAATACGCAACAGACGCACCTAAAATGGATAGGTAGAAATAGAGACCCTTGTCCTTTTGCAATCCAGTGACAACTCCACCAATGATGGCCATTGCCAAAAGGAAGAAAGATAGAATAGAAAGGTAGTAAAAGTAAAGGCAATACTCTCCGTTAAGAGGTCCAAACAGTGTGTTCATGAAATCAGACATTTTATAATTATGACAGAGAAAATAATTACATAAAAGAATGTGTATTTATATTGTATAAAATGGAATTTGATGACACAAAAATATGGGATATTGTAGATTGTTATTTTCGCGATAATCCTCAAAGTTTAGTAAGACATCATATTGAATCATACAACGATTTTTTCAAAGAAGATATTTTTAAGATGTTTAAACAAATGGGCCCCATCACACTTTTTTCTAGAAAAGATGAAACTACTGGCGAATATAAACACACATGCAATTTGTATTTGGGTGGTAAAAACGGTGATAAAATATATTTTGCTAAACCAACCATTTACGACAAGGATAACACCCATTATATGTTTCCCAATGAAGCCCGATTGCGAAATATGACATACGCAATGACAATCCATTATGATGTTGATATTGAAATCATTAGTAAATTGGACAATGGCGAAGACCCCATCAATTATGATGAAATGTTAGAAGAAACCGAATATGTGTTCAAAGAAATTACGACAAGAGATGTCGGCAAAGACTATGTCGGCAAAGAGAGAGCAGAAGCCAAAGAGAGAGCAGAAGCCAAAGAGAGACCAGAAGCCAAAGAGAGACCAGAAGCCAAAAGCAATTTGACAGCAAATGAAAAAGCAAAAATTGTCGACAATCTTCGCAAATCCGTTGATGAACATGGGTTCCAAAAGTATAGTTATGTTTTGCCAAAAATTTTGCTCGGCCGGTTTCCAATTATGGTTCAATCTGATTTGTGTATTCTCTCTGGATTGCCTAAAGAAATGCGTTTCAATATGGGCGAGTGCAAAAATGATATTGGCGGTTATTTCATTATCGACGGCAAAGAAAAGGTTGTTGTTCCCCAAGAGAAATTCGGCGACAATATGTTGCGCGTAAGCAAATCCACAAGTCCCGATTTTCTTTATTCCGCCGAAATAAAAAGTGTCTCTGAAAACTCTTCTAAACCAATTCGTGGATTGCGAATTGATATTATGGCACCAACTAGTCGCTACTCCAACCATAATATTGTCATCAATATTCCCAATGTGCGTGCCCCCGTTCCCATGTTCATTGTGTTTAGAGCACTTGGTTTCATATCTGACAAAGAAATTATCAAGATGTGTTTGTTGGACATTGAAAAAAATGAGAGTTTAGTAGACGAATTTATTCCCTCCATTCACGATGCCGGTCCCATTATGACCCAAATGAATGCGTTGCAGTTCATTGCGCAACTCACAAAATACAAAACCATTGAACACGCGCTATTCATCTTGTCCGATTTTCTGCTTCCTCATATTGGAGAGACCAATTTTACAGAAAAGGCGTATTTCTTGGGATACATGATAAATCGACTGCTACTGGTTTCAAAAGGATTGCAGGCGCCAATTGACCGAGACAGTTATCGATACAAACGCATAGAATTGACTGGAACCATGATATACCAGTTGTTCAACGAATATTTTAAAATCCAGCGCAAAACAATTTTTGTAGGGTTTGATACAATCTTGACAAAAGAACAAGGAATATATGAAAATAATTTGAAATTGTTAATCGACAATAATTATAAAACTGTTTTTAAAAACCGAGATGTAGAGACGGGATTCAGAAAGGCATTCAAGGGCAATTGGGGGTCTCAGGCGCACACAAAGCGCGTCGGTGCGGTCCAGGATTTGAATCGCCTCTCATTCAATTCTGCACTGAGTCATATGCGCAAAACCAATTTGGATATTGGCCCGGGTGCAAAATTGGTGGGGCCGCGTATTTTGAATGGGTCGCAGTGGGGGCTCCTAGACCCCATCGACACCCCCGACGGTGGCAATATTGGATTGCATAAACAACTCTCTATTATGACCTATGTCACTAGACACGTCTCTCGTGATTTAATGGTAAAATGGCTTTTCCAAAACACGGAAATAAAAACTCTTGATAACTGCACACCCGCAGTATTGTCTATATTCACAAAGGTGTTTGTGAATGGATACTGGGCGGGAAGTGTGAAAGAGGCGGAACAAGTGGTCAGCGAAATCAAATTTGCCAGACGCACTGGTTTAATTCCAACTTATATCAGCACGTGCTTTGATATTCCACAAAATACCATTATGATTTTCACCGATGGTGGGCGTCTCTGCAGACCCATCTTTTACCGCGACGACGAGCAAATGTCTTATATGCGTATAAATCAAATCAAATCAATGGTATGGGACAATTTAATTTATGGGTTTGCAGAGAAGCGGAAAGAGATTGAGCGTAAATTTGATGGATTTTATAAACCAGAAGACCTTTATGGGGTTAAAATTGGAGCCCTCGAAAACAAGAAGGCAGTTTTGGAATATTTGGACTCTAACGAAGAAGAGAGTTCTCTCATTGCGTTCAAACCGGAAACCAAATTATTAAGGAAGTATACCCATTGTGAAATTCATGAATCGCTCATTTTTGGAATGATGTGCAACATGATTATTTACCCTCACCACAATCCGGCCACGCGTAATTCGTTCTCATGTGGTCAAAGCAAACAGGCAGTCAGTCTTTACCACACCAATTACAATATGCGCATGGATAAGACCGCTGTCATTCTGAACCAGGGGCAAAAACCGCTGGTTAAGTCGCGATATCTCAAATACATTAATAATGAAGAAAATGTGTATGGCGAGAATGCAATCGTGGCAATCGCCTGTTATACTGGATACAATGTGGAAGATGCCGTTCTAATCAATGAGGGCGCATTGAAACGCGGATTATTCCGAACCACTTACTTCAGTGTTTACGAAACGCATGAAGAGAAGATTAAAACCGCTGAAAATATAGTAGAGAAAAAATTCACCAACATTGAGGACAACAACGATGTAGTTATTGGTAAAAAACTGGCACACAATTACAGCAAACTTGACAAATATGGGTTGGTCAAAGAGGGGACCGAAATCAATGATGAAACCATTATTATTGGAATGACATCCAACATTCCGGGCAGCGATAAACTGATGGACCATTCGGAGACCACCAAGAAGGGGCAACTCGGAATTGTTCACAAGGCATTTATCACGGATGGCGAAGAAGGAACCCGCATTGCAAAAATCAAGATTCGCGAAGAACGCATACCCGCCATTGGCGACAAAATGGCGTCGCGGTCGGGTCAAAAGGGAACCATCGGAATGATTATCCCCGAACAAGATATGCCTTTCACCAAAGATGGATTGCGCCCCGATATTATTATTAACCCCCATGCCATCCCCACTCGTATGACAATTGGTCAGCTAGTTGAATGCATCGTTGGTAAGGCGTGTTTGCACAATGGTTTACATGGCGATTGCACTGCATTCAATTCGAATAAAGACCACTTGTTTGAATTCCAGAAATTGTTGACCAAATCTGGAATGCATTCATCAGGCAACGACATTTTATACAATGGAATGACAGGTGAGCAAATTGAGTCGGAAATCTTCATGGGACCTACCTATTATATGCGATTAAAACACATGGTGAAAGACAAGGTGAATTTCAGGGCGCGCGGACCGATGACCCAGCTAACGCGACAGCCGGTAAGTGGTCGTGCAAATGATGGTGGATTGCGTATTGGAGAGATGGAGCGCGATTCAATTATCTCTCATGGTGCCACTGAATTTTTGAAAGAGTCTATGTTGGTGCGCGGCGACCAGTTTTATATGGCAGTTTGCAACAAGACGGGTGGAATTGCTATTTACAATCCAGACCAAAATATGTTCATGAGTCCTTTGGCGGATGGTCCGCTTAAATTTGTGGATTCGTTGGATGGAACCAGTAAAAACATTGAACATGTTACAAAATATGGACGCAGTTTCAGTGTGGTTCGAGTGCCATATGTATTCAAGTTGTTTATGCACGAGTTGCAAGCAATGAATGTGAAGATGGCTGTTATTACGGAAGACAATATTAACCAATTTGACAATATGAACTTTTCCAAAAATATTAGTTTGTTGACACATGGAAAAACAATTGATGAATTTGTGGAGGATCTGCAGAATGCTAATAAACCACAGCAAATTAAATTTAGTCAAGGCCAATATTTATCAGATGATGGCGATGATGATGCTTACGACCCGGAATTACTTAAACCTCCATCTACGAATGTTAGTTATGATGTGCCATCGGATTATGATTTGCCAAATGATTTGCCGAAAGAACCAAGTTTGTTGTCTTCCATTCCTTCTCCTCCTGCTTCTCTGCAGACTACTTCATCAGATTCATCGGCATCGGCATCAGATTCATCGGCATCGGCATCAGATTCATCGGCATCGGCATCAGATTCATCGGCATCGGCATCAGATTCATCGGCATCGGCATCAGATTCATCGGCATCTTCCTCCTCCGGATTTGGTAGTGGAAACCGACAATTTAAGGTTAGTGATGCTGTTAATTTTAAAGGTGATTATAAACAAGACAGGAAATGGAATATAAAAGAATTTGAAAAAGGATTTGCCATATTGGAAACCGAAGACAAAGAAGGTCTTGAAAGTAATGTAAAAGTTGCAGGATTGGCTGATATTAAACCATACGTTGAACCGCAAATACAGATACAACCACCGCATTCGCCTCAGCAAGTGCCCGTAGTATTAAACATGTACAATGTAAATGGAAACGAAAATACTTTGCAACCGCAGCCACAAGTTGCGTTACAACCACAAGTTGATTCGCAACCACAAGTTCAGTCCGAAGATGCACTTGATTTTAGTCAGCCAAAAATAAAAATTAAAGACTCAGAATCGCAGCCAAATTTAATAAAAGGTGGCACAATCGTTGTTAAAAAGATATAACATAAAATTGAAAAAATATAAAAACAATATTGGGAATATATATAATCAAATAAAATGAGTGCTACTAATACAATTTCTATCTACAATTCGCGCAAAACCCTTCTTGATATATTTGGCGAAAAACGCGATTTATTTGAGAATGTGGGCGATTATGAAAATTTTAATATTAACGAAGTTGAATCAATGATTAAAAACGACCAGCTCGATATGTTGTTTACTCGGAATTCAAAGAATCCAGTATCCCACAGCGTGTATGTGAAATACATGATAACAAAAAGTTCAAGTCGCATTCAGGGAATCCAAGATTTGGTTGAGGAGCTTTTTGAGCTGGAAGGCATATTATCAAAAGCCGACACGCTGATTGTTATTGTGAATGATGAGCCAAACGATTCATTGGTTGCCAAATTGTGTCATTTGTATGATACGCTCGGAATATTTGTGGTTGTTCACAATATTAAGAGACTACAGCGAAACATTTTGAAACACGAGCTTGTGCCAAAACATTCGGTTGTGCACGATGTTGTATTGGAAGACAATTCCATTAGTGAGTTGGAGAAGGTTAAACAAAAGTATAACTTAAAGAGTTTGAGTCAGTTGCCGGAGATTTCTAGGTTTGACCCAGTAGCGTTATTAATTGAAATGAGACCCGGACAAATTTGCAAAATTGAGCGGAGCAGTACTACGGCGGTAGACTCGGAATATTACCGAGTTTGTGTGTAAGAATTGTATACCTTTATATATAATGGCCGAACCATTTAGCACAACAGACGTTTATTATGTAAATGCAACCGATTGCAACGAATTATTGAATACAAGCAATGGATGCTATTCACAAGACATTGTAGATGTTTCAAATTGTCAATGCAAATACAAAGAAAATGTTGACAAATTGAATGAGTTATCTGCTTCCTATGGATTAACCAAATCACAAAAGGGTGATTTAAACAAAGAACATTCGCTTTCATTGTTCAAAAATATTAGTTTAGGCATAGGAATTGCAGGAATGATGTGGATGATGTATGTATAATATAATAATATTATAATATATATTTATGTATAATATTATTGAATTTAAGTATGTTTTTATTTCTATAACTTGTATTTTAGTTTTTTTATTTACGAATAGTCTAATTGTAGTTGAAGGAGCCAAAAATATGTTTAAAGGTGATAAAGGTCCTAAAGGCGATAAAGGCGATAAAGGTTCTACTGGTGCTACTGGTGCTACTGGTGATAAAGGTGATAAAGGTGATAAAGGTGATAAAGGTGATAAAGGTGATACTGGCCCCCAAGGTCCATCTGCCGATGGAGCAAATATAGATAAAAAAATAATAGAAGAAGTTGAGAAAGCACTTCCGGCATTAGTTAAAAAAGCAATTGCACCTACCGTAGATACAATAAATGAAACACAAGCAACTATAGAAAAAGAAGTTAACGATATTTTGAAATCTAGACGTGATTTTGACAATACAGTAACAGATTCAATTAAATCAATTAACACAACAACTGACACCAGTAGTAAAAAAATACAAGATACAGAAACAACTTTATTACAAAATTTGCTTAACCGATATAATACGCATCAAAGTGATCTTTCAAAAACAGCAACTGACGCCAAAAGTTCAATTGACACAGCAACTACAAATATAAATACTGCTCGTGACGAAACAAATGCAGCAAGAGACAAAGCATATGATTCTCAATTCAAGTCTGAAAATATTTATAACCAAGTTTTTGGTGCAGGCACAGCAGTAAAAGTTATTTCGAATAATGATGAATTTGTAACCAAACAAGCGTTTACATCAATGGGCGGATTTAAATCAATGGACGGATTTAAACCAATGGACGGATTAGACGGATTTAAACCAATGGACGGAAGTGGTTATATTAATCTAAATTCCGATAATAAATCCTTATTTGATTTAGAAAAAGTTGTAATTGACCAAATAAACAATTTTAATGCTATTTATTACCGTTATATTCGATGCAAAACAATTAATTGCACGGAAAACGTAAAATCGGAAGGAGATGTTAAAACAGCTGCAGACGAAGTAAACAGAGCAATAGACAATTTAAATAAAGCATACACAGATGCAAAGATACAAACAACTGACGCAGGATTTAAAGATAATCACAAAATAATAATAGAAAAAGCCAAATCAATTGACGAACTGAGAAGGTCACTTGATACAAAGATGGAAGATATACTAAAAAGCAGAAATCCTCCAAACGAATTAACCAAGCAATACGACTCAACCGTTTATACTGGAATTATGTGGTCAATTTTAGCAACATCCATTCTTTTCTATGTATTTACGGAAATGTAAAATATTATTTATGTTCTATATAAATAATATATTATGGATGATTTAACAAGAGAATCAGAAACAAACATAAGATACTTAGGAGACATTAAAAATTATAATGACACGCATGAAAGGGATTTTAAACTGGTATTTTTCAAACCAGCACCAAACCAAATTAAATCAGCTAGTGCCGGAGCATTTATCAAAGATATTTATGATAAAGACTCAATTACACCGGTTTATCAAGTTCCAGGAGACCATACAAAAACGTCATGTGAATTAAATACGGCCATTTTTGCAAACAGTCAAATTGATTATAATTCACCAACAAAGTATGTTCCTGGTGTCAACCAAGTTGTTGTGAAAGGCGATTTTGCAAACTCCCCCAATTACTTTTTAGCAGGAGAACCTGCATCAAGTCAAGATACAGATGTGTCGATTGAAATTACCGGTTATATTGCGGCAGATGCACCAGGAGATTATACAGTTCTTGATTCGCATCCTTTTACAAAAAATGCATTAATTTGGATTGGAAACAATGCATTAAAAACCTACCGCAAAGAAAATGCTTTATTTCATGTAGAGAATAATGGAGCAAAAAGAAAAAATCAACCCTTTAAAATGGTTGCCGGTGAATATAGACCATTTCGCATCCAGTATTCATCATTCCAAAACGAATTAGATTACAAAAATCTATGGTTCAGCAATGGCTCAACAAAAATCACCACATTTGCCACAAATGCAAACGAGAATAATTTATTTTACTACTCGTTGACCCCTTCGGACAAAATAAATTACTATAAATGCGATATTTATAAAGGTTCGGAATTGCAAAAGTATAAGTCAGATGCCAAACAACAAGTAACTTTAGCTTGGAGCACATCACTTAATGAAAAAACCGAATACGTTTTTCTAGATATGGTTGGAAATTTGTGTGAATATGATTCAACTTATAATAATCTTAACAAAATTATTTTTCCTTTTTATCCAAAAATAGACCAAACAATCGCTCGTAGGTATAAATTAAAATTATATCAAATAAATGAGGAACCACTTTGTATTATAGATAATTCTGATATTGTGACTCCAATCATCAGAATTCCCAATTTGAATACAGTTAGGAATGAAGAATGGGCAAAATCTCCAAATCCAATGATTGATGTAATGTCAAATGAAGCAGAACAAGTTAATGATAAAATGATTTCAAAAGATAGAATTTCTGAAGCGAATCCTCTTTTTTCCGAGAATTTTAGATACAAATTGTGCATTATGAGAGATAAAACTGGCAAAAAAATGCTTGCATTATTAGCAAGCAGCAGAATCACGCGTGAATTTTACACCGTAGAACCAGATATAAAAATGAACAAACTTTTTTATGCAAGCACATTTGACGGAAATAAATTCTTGAGAGAAGTTCCTACCAATCTGCAAACCAATAGTGATACATACACAAAATATTCGGATATGTATCCAATCAACCCAGATTTTGCTGAAACTGATAGCACCACCAATAATTGTGAAAAACAATGTAATATGAATCCTGGGTGCAACTATTTTTACAAAGTTACCAAACCAAATGAATCTGGAGAAAAATGTTTGATTCCATTAAATAATAATAATAGCATCACTTATTTACCCAAACAATCAGATTCCGCATATTCAACATCCGAGTTAAATGTCAAAAACAAAACTATCAGTACTGGTAATGGAACCAAAGATACTATGTATAAAACAACATTTGTTCCAAATGGTTATGAAGATAGAGTTAATGCTGGATATTCAAATTTTCGTATTCAAAAAAATGCTGTCAATAATACAGATACTCCAGGGCCAAATGGAACATCTTATGTTGTAGAATCGCAAAATAATGTAAGTCAAACAACAAATAGTACCCGACCAATTTCTACAACTAATATAAATAGCTCAATGAACGCCGGAAAAATAGAAAATTTTACCAATGTTGTTGAAGATTCTTTAACCAAGCTTAATCAAATTGACGGTCAGATTCGGCAATATGGAAGTGACATGTCTAGAATAAACCCAAACCGAATTGATATTAACAACAACATAACTTCAATCAATCAAACTTATTTAGATATGTCTGGAAATCAAAAAAAATACGATTTTACAGGGCAAATTATCTATGCTTTAGAAAAAGAAGATCGAAGTTTGACCGCCGCTCTTTTAAAAGACAATGCAATTTACAAAGAAGAACAAAATACGGTTTATGTGGTTACTACACTTACAATGGCAACATTACTTGTAGCTGCAATTTTAGTGTCAAAGTAGCCTCATCTACAATATTTTTATATTACAATTATGTATATAATATGTCTGCTTGGTATAATTTAAATAGTATTGTTGATTTACAAAAGGGCTTAATTTACGATTTAAGTGGAAGTAGTACCAACGAAGCGAAACTTGCAATTAATAATGTAGGTGCAAATTTGACAAATTTAGGTAATACCGTAAGCAATTCAAGTGTTTTGCCGACTCTCACATATCAAAATGAGGTTAATTCAATCTTGGATAGAGAGAATACACGATTGGCGGAAAGAAAACAGGCAATTGACGCCGCCGAAATAGGTCAAAAACGCTTGGTTGACTTGACAACAAGCCAAACACTTCGTAATAAAGCCATTAACAATATGTATATTGTCATAACAATTGCTATATTGGTCTATTTAGGAATCCAGCTCTTAATAAAAACCGGAGTTGTTTCCACTTTTATTACCGACATTATGTTTATTTTCCTTGTCACCGGAACAGTAATTACGCTTGTCACTATGTATTATGACTATGACCGACGAAACAATATGGATTACAATATAATTAATTTAGGCGAACCAAAGCAAATGACTGGTTCTTCCGATTCATCCAATTCATCCAATTCATCCAATTCATCCAATTCATCCAATTCATCCAATTCATCTTCAAAAAACCTCTTGGATATGCGATTTGGCGGATGTATTAAAGATGCATGTTGTGCCGAAGGAACCACATTTAATGACAAATATTCAATTTGTGTTCCCAATTTGCCACCCAATGACGGAAAAACCCAACCTGGATTCAAATATTTCATAGTATCAAAAAGCTGGGAAGACCCAGCCACCAAATGTTTGACAAATGGTTATTCATTAACAGATTTGTCGTGCAATGGCAACGTGGTATCTGGATTCACAACTATGAGTACGAGTACTAGTGATTTTGCAAAACCAAGCGGCCCTCACGAGTTTGTAGATTATAATTTATATAAATAAAATATATGTCAGACTACACAAACCAATTAGCAAAAGAGAATGCAAATTTAGAAATAGAAATTCAAAAAAAAGAAAATGAATTACGCATCAATGACCGTACAAATGACTACTATTTGCAAGATGAAGTTATGATGGTTTATATACATAAAATGCTAACCATTTTATATGTGGTCATTTACTTTTTTTTTATCTATTTTATCTATTCTAACCAAGATAAATATAGTAGACCAATGAGTGCTCTATATTTGATAATTTTTGCAGTATTGCCATTCACGCTCCACATTGTGTCCAACTTTTTATACAAAACATTTTTGCAAATTTTACATATGTTTAACAATGGAAATGCCGCTTACTTATATGTAGACCCTAAGGTTCCTTCTGACCCAAACTGATAGAATTTATCATATTCAGTTTTTCCAGGGATTTCTCAAGTTCGCTCTGTTTATTTAACCCATTGAAGAGATAATCGGTTCCGGGACTAACTTCATTCTTCTTTATTTGACGGTAAATATTATTAATATTGCTTACCGCCAACTCAACGGTCTTTTTATTGGACACCAATTCCACATTCAAGTCTGCCTGTTCCGTGCATAGAGAAACCGCAAAATACAACATGTATCGCCGTTTTTTACAACATGCATTTGTATACTGGAGCGAAAAAAGAGATAAAAGCGAGGTCATTGTTTTTTCCAGGAATGGGTTCCCCAGTTCTTTGACGTAGTAAAACAGCGTGTCCCAAATAATCCAAACTAGGTCGTGAGACAATTTTGGGTCGACCGTGACAAACTGTCGTCGAGCACATGCACAAACAGTTTTGCGTTTTTTGCAAATGGCTTCAAACTCCAATATCCATTCAATCCAATAACATGCAAAGACCGTGTTTTTATTACTCTTCGAAATATTGTAGGCAAATTCATTCATTGGAATATAAATCTCTTTGGGGTCTTCAACTACAAACACTGGTTTAATAAAATCCACACTGGGTGCTTTCAGTCGTTCAGTCATCTGTGTCATGTCAAACTCTTCCTCTTTGTTTATTTTAATCACTTCAAAACTGTGTTTTTTACCGGACAATGTAAGAACACACACTACTTCAGCAAACAAGTTGCGAATGGTTGAGTTGTTTCGCAAATCAAGCGGCGTAATAAAATTGCCTTCATTGATAATTGTTTTGAAAACGGAATACCTTTTTTCCAAGTAGCAAATTAATTTAGGATTACCAAGATGAATATGCTTGGCGCAGTAATAAAGAATATTTTCCCAAAGTTCTAGATAATGGCCGGCACATACCAATTCGGCTGCCCAATTGCATGCTTGTTCCACCTTCCCATTTAGCATACTTGTCACAAATTCAGTTTTCACATCCGCTTTCTTGTAATTTGAAAAACTGATGCCCTTGAATTGTGGGGGCATCCGTATGTCATTAATTTCTGACACGTTCATATAATAAAGGAAACCCAGGTTTCCTTTAAATCCTTCCTTTATAAATAAACTGAAATAATTATTGCTGCTTGCCGAATAATAAAGATAATGATGGCAATAAACCTATAATAGTTGCATCTACCGGTTTCTTTTATTGGTAAAATATATAAGATGGATTTATCGTTAGTAATTTTAGGAATAGTTCTCATATTTGTGTTATATTATTTTTTGAATACCAGTGGAACTACAGTTTTGTCCGACAAGTTAGATTTGTCAACTGACCAAACTGCAATTGCAATCACCAATATTGCAGAGCCCGCATCAAGAAAATACTCTTACGAAATGTGGATGTATGTCTACAATTTCCAGGGAACTGGTCAGTATATAATATCGCGTGAAAGTGCTTCAAGTGCATCCAATAAAAACATTGGAATCAAATTAGACGGGTCTTCTCCCAAACTTATGCTTGAATACACTGCGACTGCAGCTGGTACACCAAGTGCCATCAAATCAATTGTTATTACCGACAACTTTCCGCTACAAACTTGGTCCCATTTAATTGTAAGTGTTGACGACAAATACATTGACATTTATATGAATGGAAAACTTATCAAGTCTGTCCAAGATGCAAATATTGACACTCCAAGTCCAACATCAACTATTGTATACGGTAAAACTAATTGTTATTTAGCAAAATTAACGAGAACATTGTTACCTACTGACCCGCAAACCGCCTGGGACAAGTATAGTGCAGGCAATGGCGAAAATCCATTTGCCAAATATTTATCCAGCTTTGGACTGTCAATGACGTTGCAAAAGAACAACCAAGATTACAGTAAAGTTACATTATTTTAATTCTCTATAATACTCTAATTTATATTTATAGTTATAATATAAATTATGTTTCAAGAACAACAAAATCAGAATCAACAATCCGCAAGTATTCTTCCAAGTGCAGATGCAGTTACTGGTGGAGTTACTGATGCAGTCAGCAGTATTTCGTCTTCAATTGCCGACGCAAAATCCTCAATCAATGATTCATTAAACCAGTTTTCGTCAACTAGTGCAATGGATGCTGGAAAGGAATTTCTCCAGTCAAATTCTCTCATTGCCAAATTTGGATTCATTATTTTGGTATTGTTTGGATTTTTATTCCTTTTCAGAATCGGAATGATAATTATTTCAAATATATTAGCTCCATCAGATTCACCATATTTGGTAAAAGGGTTAATTTCCGGAACTGAATCTGTCAGGATTCAGCAGGACAGTCGCACATCTTCTGCAATTGTCAATTACTCCGAAAACCAATCAACTGGCTTAGAGTTCACATACAGTGTTTGGATACTGTTGAACTCAACCAATACAAACAGCAAATATGCACACATATTTAACAAGGGCATTGTTGACGGAAGCAACATCACCGTTAGTGGTGTAAACAATATGAGCAATGCACCCGGATTATACGTGAAAGGAAACACCGATGGAACAAGCACGCTCCGTGTTTACATGGATACATTTAGTCAATCTGGACCCATTCAAAATATTGATGACCAGCGAACCACAATGGATATTAGCGGAGTTCCATACAATAAGTGGGTCAATGTGATTATTCGCGCGGAGAACCGCATTTTAGACGTGTATATTAATGGGGTTTTGACCCAACACAAAGATTTAGGATATGTTCCAAGACAAAATTTTGGTGATGTATATGTGTGCCAGAACGGCGGATTTTCTGGAAAATTGTCGGATTTGCGATACTATGCAAAGTCTCTCAATGTGTTTGAAATCAATGGCATTGTGGGATGGGGACCCAATTTGTCAACGAGTCCTTCTGCTTCGGGTCAGTCCGATACAGATGCCTCCTATTTGTCGCATTTGTGGTATAAGGCTACCCAATAGGGAAAACCTACGGTTTTCCCATACCCTAAGGGAAACCTACGGTTTCCCCTATGACCCCTTCCCTTAAAATAAGATTATAAGGTGTAAGTCCAACGAGTTCTCATAAGGGAGAGGTCATAGGAGAACCGTAGGTTCTCTTATTAAATATATCTATTTGATATATTGAATAATGTCTAATAACACGGTTTGCACTACCGTAACGAATAATCGCAAGTCACTGATTTTTAATGTTCCCGGAACACGGTATACACCTGTCAATCCATATTCTCTTGGCTACACCCAGGCACAGTTGGACATGCGTCGCAAAGCGGAAATTCTCCAATACAATAAGGTATCCACCGGAAAAGCCACCAAAAAACAGTCATTTGTAACTGCAGTAAAAGGTTCTCTCCAGCGTCGCACATTTTCAAATTATTATTTGAAGGCTGTGCAGGATGGCGCCGAGCAAGCATGCCCCAACGATATTTATATTCCCACATTGACCACCGCGTCTGACGTTCCTGGCCGCGCAATGTATCTCACATATGACCCAACCATCCCCCTCTATAATTACAATTCACAGCAGCAAGCATATGGCATCAAAAATAACAAAGGTGGTGCAATGTGGCTCACCAATTACGAAGTTGATATATTGGATGACAATGAACCACAAATATTTACATTGAATATTCAACCTTCAATTGACAGCAATAATTACCGTTTTTCATTCACCACATCGGTTAGTCTCTACATATCTGGTTTCAACACGGCCCATCCGGGTGCCGATGCAAGTGGTCCGTTTACTATGAATATTCCAATCCAAAATTTGAGCTTAACTGTAATGTATGGGGGTCAGCCAGCAAATTTAAGTCGGGCTCCAACCATTACATATTCTCCCGGATTTTTAACAGACGTTTCCGGATATGTTTTGACACGTGCGGTTGCAAACCAGTTCAGCGGAGATATTTACATGGGCAACATCACATTTTCAAACATTTTACTAAGCACAAATAAAAGAAATACCTATGATTTCTATGTTAAATATATTCCAAGTTATATAAAAAACAATAATATTGACAATTTTTTTGTTTATATGAAAACCAATCGGACATCAAATTCTCCAAAATTGGTTGAGTCGGGTTTGAAATTTTTAACAGCAGCATCGACGGACCCAATCTCTACATTTGGTTTATCTGGTTCTCCAATATAAACAGTTTATCCTTGTTTTCGTTGATTCGAATCTGGTTCAAATCAAAATATAACTCTTCTTCTCGATTAATTAAAGAATAAATTGCCAGTTCAAAAACCTTGATTACTTGTTCCAGTTGTTTATCGGCTTTAAAATCATAGTTGTGCATCTCTCTTTCTCTCTGGATAATTCGCCCATCAAAGAACACATATGGCTTTTCAAAAAAAAGTTTGCACAAGCCCTTGGACAATCCATCAATTTTGGATTGTGCATCTTCCATCACACTTAAATATTGTTTGTAAATAAGAGAAAGTCGTTCCATCAATTTGTAATATTCATCTTTTATTTCAAAAAACTTGTCAACGCCGGTCTCTATGCTGCGGACCAACCAGTTCAGGTCGTAAATAATGGTTCGGTCAATTTCAAAGCGTTTTCTCTCCATGTCTGTTTTTTCATAGTAGTTTATTTTTTCCTTGTAATTGTCTGGGTCATGAACAATTGTATCTATATACTCGTAATACTGGTAAACTCGTTGTTCTTGTTCTTCCAATCCATATGTGTAATACTTGATGGCTTTGGATATTTCCTCCTTTTCAGACAATTCGAGTGTGTTGTATCGGCCTCCGCGGACATTTTCGATGCCATAGTTGTGCATATATGTGTGAACAAAAGCATCAATTTGCCAAGCATCAAGACCATTATGAGTATGGATAAGGCGTTTAATTGGATTATTTTTTACAATTTCTTGGTATACAAATGCGGCTTCATCCATGCAAAAGTTGTCATAATTGCTGATGATTCTTGGGTACAGCAAATATTTGCCATTGTTCAATTCATATACGTAAATGTTGTATTGCATTTGATATATTTATAAATAATTATATGTTTATATTTATTTATTTTTTATTGAAATATGGTTGGTTCCAACTATGGTTCCAAGTATGTTACAACTATGGTTACAAGTATGTTACAAGTATGTTACAAGTATGTTACAAGTATCTTACAAGTATCTTACAAGTATGGTTCCAAGTATCTTACAAGTATCTTACAAGTATGTTACAAGTATGCAATTTTAAGTATGGGATTATAAGGGAACGACGAGTTCCCTTATTAACGCGCCGCAGGCGCGGGCAACAAGCATTGGTCCTGGGTGGGATAGACTTGCCCCGACAAGCATTTGTCATAATCATTTACGGAAATGCATCCGCGTTTGCCTTCATATTCGCCGACCAAACACCATCCCGATTTACCCGACGAAATCGGTTTCTGGATAGGGTTCTCTCCAGGTGTTGGCGCTGGTTGATCGGCAGCTTGTGCGGTGCTCACATTCAGAACATTGTCTAAACTATTGGTGGCTCTTGAATCTACGTGGGCTCGGCTCGCATCTTTTAAAATGGTGCCGACTGATTGCACAGACCCTTCGGCAATGTCTACGCCCGTTTTTGCTACATCGCCGACTACGTCGGCAGTTTTGTTAAGAATTGACCCAGTGGTGTATCCAAAAATGGAGAAAATCTGCGAAACCAAGGGTCCCAAAATAGAAACAATTGTTTTCATCAAATCTCCCAGAATTGTCAAAATATTTATGCCTAAAAACGAGAGAGAAAGCAATACTAATAGTACAATAATAATAGTTCGATTGTCAATTCCACCGGTTGAATCTGAATTCATCATTGGTTGTTGTAATTGATCCATAATAATATAACTTATAACTATAATAAATTTATGAAATTTCCAATATTTTTATATATGGGTTATTAAATTTATCATTGACCACATATTTTTGTTGGGTCCGCGTTTCAATCACTATGTCGCCATTCTTACAATCACACATCGGTTTATCAAAATACCATTTGCCATCAACGTCAAAATGCCTTTGATTGTTTCCATAAAACCAATAAAAATATCGATAATATGAACTATATCCATTTCCATCATGTATAATAAAATAAGCTCTCACTATTTGGGTTGTTTTTGATAAATTGTCTGGTAAATAAAGATTTTTTGATGCAATCCACCATTTAGTGTTATCAAATGGAATTAACGATAACCACGGTTTTTCATCCATTTATAAGTATAGTTGTTATTACTATTTAAGTTGTAACATATAAAATTGAACTCTTTTTTTACATTTTTATAGAATGCATTAAAAAAAATGGCAGAACTCATTAATTATAATTTCGAATCTTTACCGGATTTCATCAAAGAATCCAAATATACCGAGAGTTGGCGCGAGCTATCCCCCAACGAAACTATTTTCAGCTGCAGTGCTGAAATGTACTTGGACAGCCTTGACATAAATACTCCAGAGGGTTTTGCAAAAATCATCGAATGTGAAGCGTTGCACTTATTTACACAAGATGCGCGCATCAAAATCCTCAGAAACATAGAGACTTTCTGGATGGAAACTCCATACCAAATCGAATTACCAAAAAAAGGGGCATCCTGGTTTGGAGACCAAGTAATATGCCTATTTGAAACAAAAGGCGACCCATTCATGCTTGCAATGGCGTGCATGAAACACAATTATGCGGATTTGTTTGAATACATTTTTGAAAGATATGGAAAACAGATATTTGCAAATAACGTTGTCTTGTGTCAAAATTACAGCTTGTTAATATACCCAATTGTTAATGACAACATTGATTTGATGATTCGTGCAATAGAATTGGGATATCCTGTTACGTTTGATTTGTTTGAAGATGCAATCGCCAAAAAAAATATGGCAGTTGTAAATATTCTAATCGAAAAATGCGCTGGATTAAGACCAAAAACATCCACGTTTTGCTATGCTGTTAAAAACGCACCCCGCGATATATTTGCAATGATGTTGGATGCGTTTATTCCCAATGTCAATGAATTTTGTTTTGAAACGTGCAAAAAGAAAATTCTAATAGATGCCATGCAAAACATCGAAAACCTCAAAGAACTATTTGTTAGCCGCGGGCTGACACATACTCGCGAATTGGGCGAGGAAATGCTGAAAAAGGCGTTAGATGATTCACGTTCATTGGAAGTTGTCCAATTTATTGAAAACCACATGGGTTATACGCTGGACGATTTGCGAAAAGTTCCCAAATGCAAATATTTGTATTATCCAAACGGCATAAACGAGAGAATTGTAGAAACTGACAATTACGATTTATACATGTATATGCGTGAAAAAAAATTCTTAGTAAATGAACAATTGTTAAGAACATCAATCGAAAAAAGACGAATAAAAATTACACCCGGTCTCATCAAGATGCATATGAGAGAAGATTTGGGCAATTGACTAGTTTCCTGTATTTCATTTTATATAATTGTTTGTTTGTTTATATTTGAATTTGTATGTATATTTGAATTTGTATTGTATATTTGAATTTGTATTGTATATTTGAATTTGTATTGTATATTTTTTTTGTGTAAAAAAAGATATAAAATGCTTTTTTTTAAATAATAAATAGATATGGAACACGTTTTTGAAAATAATTTATTGTGGAAAAGATACAACAATTTGGTTCTAATTATGGCAGGCGGACTTGGGAAGCGGATGAACTACGAATTGCCCAAGGTTTTGCATGAATTAAATGGATTACCGCTCATTGTGCATGTTGTTAAATCCGCTTTGCAAATGGATGCAACTTCTGTAATCTATATTGTTGTAGGTAAATACAGAGACCAAATTGAAAAGGTTATCAATGAACATTTTGTCAAGTCGGAATATATTCAGTATATAAACCAACCTGAACCATTAGGTACGGGACATGCAATCCAGTGTTGTCTTCCAACATTGCAACAATATGACTTAAATTCAAATGTTCTTATTTTATCGGGAGACGTGCCTCTTTTCAGCACCCAATCCATGAGAGAAATTATGAATAATCGGTATGCTGCAACTATTGTTGCGACCCAAATGGAAGAACCCTATGGCTATGGGCGTATTATCCAGTCGCATCAGCATCAGCAGTCGCATCCGCACACAGGTGCTTATCAGTCGCACCATCAGTCGCACCATCAGTCGCACACAGGTGCTTATCAGTCGCACACAGGTGCTTTACGAATTGTAGAGGAAAAGGATTGCACCGAGGAGGAGAAATTGGTAAAACTGGTAAATTGCGGAATTTATGCATTTAAAAACGAGTTTTTGTGTCAGAATTTGCCAAAAATCAAAAACAACAATGCACAACAAGAATATTATTTAACAAGTATTTTTTCTGAAGGAGAAGGAAAGATTGTTTTATTTGAGATACCTGCAGAGAAACAGTATGAAGTCTGTGGAATCAATACTCCAGAACAATTGGATGCGTTCCAAAACAATATAATATTTAATCTGTTATAATAAAATAAGATGGGTGTTCTTTTTGAATCAATATTATTGTTTAGTTTAGCCGTTTTAATTATATTGGTTGGCCTATTGGTATACTATTTCAAAAAACGTATTGTAGAGATAGAGCAGAAAAACGCCAAATGTTTAGAAATTGCACAAGACGTTTATATGCAACAAATTCAATTGAAGAAGGAAATTTATTCGATATTGTTCCAGCAGCAACCACAACCAGCAAATCATCAATTAGTTGACGATAAAATACATGTTGTATTGTCGGAGGAATCTGATGACAATGACTCAGATGAGGATTCCGATTCTGATGATTCAGAATCAGATGACGACAATATGGTTTCAAACACTAAAATTGTCAATGTAGACCTCACCTTCCCAGAAGAGTGTGAAATCAACATTGATGACGAGGAATCTGAAGACAATGAAATTATTGACGAACCTGAACCCAAGATTGTGTCTTTGGAGCCAGAACCAATTGTTGTTAATAAGGTTGAAGGTGTCTCAAAAGATGAGTTACAAAAAATGACACCAGCGTCTTTAAAATCATTGCTTATTGCGAAGGGCGTTTCTGCAGAGACAGTGAACAAGTTGAAAAAGAAGGAGCTTGTTGATATGCTTATTTACACCTTTGCACATTTAAAACGCCCATTATAGACGATAAAAATAAAACAAAAGGTAATTGCGGATTTCACGCCACGACATACTTATCTTCCCATAAGGGAGTATCGCAGTCGTTCATATTCTTTGGGTTAAAACATTCTGGTCTCTTTTTTCCTTCTTTTTGTAATTGAAGTAAAAACAGAATATTCTTGGAAGCGTTAATATCTCTATCCATACAGCATAATTTACACTCGTTGAGTTTACAACGGATTACACTGTTGATAAGAGACATTCTTGCTTTTGTATGTGTTCCATCTCTTTTTTTCCTAATTATCCGGTTTTTGTATAACTCTATTGGTTGAAAACATTTATTGCATGTTTTACTTGTACCCCATTCATCTATATCTATAATATCACAATAACGTCTTAATTCATGCTTAAACTTTTGAATAGGTGCGGTTGGGTGTTTTTTTACTAAACCGTGTTGTTGTGAAAAATCACCAAAACCTACTATTGTTTTCTTATCATCAACAATATTTTTACATAGTTTATCAATAGTTGCTTTTCCACGACAATAAGAACGAAACGATAATCCACGGAAGTTCTTGTAAAGATGAAACTGGAAAATGGTATTTAGATTTGGATAAACATACTCAAAATAATGACGCATTTTTTGTAAATTAGTTGTTTTGAAAGTTGGTATATTACGCCACATTTCATAATGTTCCCATTTCTTATACCACATTTCTCGTTTTCTACAAGCGTATTTCATTTTACAATCATGCCTATAACTTGGTGTTGTAGTTTCTAATACTCTGCCTTCGTTATTACAAGATGTTTGCAAACTTCTCACACCAGGGTCAATTCCAACATATTGTTCATATTGCATTTTCTTAACATCTTTCGGTTTAGGTGCTTCAAACTTTGGTTTTCTCAATCGTATAATAGCAATCTTACCATCAGTATATATGGTATTTGCAAACTTGCGATTTTTTGTTTCATATTTTTCTATTTTGAAAAACTCATACCAATAAACTAATTTGTTTTCTTTGAAATCATCTGGTACTGGGGTTTTAGTAAAATACCCAATAATATCTTTCAAACAACTGCTACATATTTCAATTGTAGACAACGTAAATGAGTTTTTGGTTGGTAATAAATTGAATGTTCTGATGTGTTTAGAATATGGGTATTTTTCAAAGGTTTTCAGTATTTTATGATATATTTTTACAAAATGAGAGGAATGCATTTTAATATTTACTTCTGTTGGTGGATATTTTAACCATTGTCTCATAGATAGTATAAAAAAGTTTTTACCAGTATATTCAATAGCATAAATGTCTTTTAACCATTTGTAAATTATTCCCTTTCTTGTTTCTCCAGTTTTTATTTCCAAGTATTTATGAAATCGTTTATAAAAATTGAGTTTCAAATGGTTTTCAGTCATAGTAAGTTGTTGCCTATTTAGGTTGTTAATGAGATTACCCATTCTATCACGAAACGGCAATTCTCCTACGTGTTCTTTGTAATGTGAAAAACTAATATATAATTCATCAGCTTCATCTATTTTTTCCTTTCGTTCTTTCATTACAGAAACGGTTGCACATGCTTGGTAAAATAAAGATTGTGTTATTTCTGGTAATGGTTTATTTTCTTCAATAAGACGAGTAAAATGATAATTGAGTAGTTGGTAAGACAAAAAGCATATTTTGTTAATATTCAACACAATTTCTTGAATACCTCCACTCAAATAATTATTTTCTACTAAACTACTGAAACTGGTTTTAACACACGTAAACTCGATATCTTTGTTTAGTTCCTTGCGTTCTTTTACATCACTTCTTGATGTTTTCTTTGGTTGGGCAGTTTCTTCTGTCTTCTTTTTCTTTCCCATATAATATTCCTACATATATTATATTTAAGTATTTTACGCAATAATTGTTATATTATAGAATAAAATTGATATAAAATATTTTTGATAGTAATATGTAATAAAACTAAAAATATGAACGTAATACCATTTGAAAAATCATTTGCTTCACACGAAAAGTCACAATTTTGGAGTGATAAGAATGGAGATATTAGACCTAGCGATATTGCATTAAATTATCCTAGAAAGATGTGGTTTAATTGTAATAAATGTACGCATAGTTTTGAACAATTTATTTATCAGGTCGTTAGCAATAATGTTTGGTGTCCGTATTGTCCCAATAAAAAATTGTGTGAAAATGTGGATTGTATTGAATGTTTTAAAAAATCATTTGCATCTCATGAAAAATCAAAATATTGGAGTAACAAAAATAATGTTTCACCGAGAAATGTGTTTAAATGTTCAGGCAAAGAATATTATTTTAATTGCAATAATTGCAGTCATACAGATTTCAAAATGAGAATAGCGAGCATAAAAAATGGTAATTGGTGTTCATTTTGTTCTCACCAAAAATTGTGTGACAATATTGATTGTATTGAATGTTTTGAAAAATCATTTGCTTCTCATGAAAAATCAAAATATTGGAACGATAAAAATGAAACGACGCCAAGACAATCATTTAAATTATGTAGAAAAAAACATTGGTTTAATTGCGACAAGTGTAAGCATAGTTTTGAACAATATTTAAATCATGTAAACAATGGGGTTTGGTGTCCTTATTGTACAAATAAAAAAATGTGTTATGATATAGACTGCATTGATTGTTTCAATAAATCGTTTGCTTCACATGAAAAAGCAAAATATTGGAGTGATAAAAATGAAACCTCACCGCGAAATATATTTAAGGTTAGTTATACAAAAATCATGTTTAATTGCGATAAATGTGCAAATGAATATGAAACATATTTATCTAACAAAACTGATTGTCCATATTGCGTAAATAAAACAGAAGCAAAATTATACGAACAATTACTACCTTTGTATCCTACTATTCTAACCCAATTCAAACAAGAATGGTGCAAAAAACTAAAACATCTTCCATTTGATTTCGTTATACCAGAATATAAAATTATTATTGAACTGGATGGACCTCAACATTTTCAACAAATATCAAATTGGTCATCTCCAGAAGAACAATTTGAAAACGATAAATACAAAGAACAATGTGCGAAAGATAATGGGTATTCAGTTATTCGTGTTTTACAAGAAGATGTATTTTACGACACTTATGATTGGGTAAAAGAATTATGTGAAACAATTGAAGAAATTAAAAATGGTGATGAAGTTGCAAATGTATATTTATGTAAAAACGGAGAATATGATGCGTTTTAGATAGTAGTTTCACTGATTTGTGATTGTTCCTTTAACTTTTCCTTCTTTTTCAAATAATATGCGCGTCTCCATTCTTTCAACTTGTCTGGATTTTCTGTTTTCAACTTTTCTACATAATTTTTTGTTCTCTCTTTAACCTTTTCACTATTGTTTTCATAATATTTTAGATGTCTTGTGCTATTCGTATATTTTTTCAAATGTTCTTCTAATTCTGCTACATGCTTTTCTAATCTTTCTATTTTGTGTTTCAGTACATTATTTTCTTCTTCTGCATTCATTATATAAATTAAAGTATATTATGAATATATTTTTAAGTTTTTTATGTTATAATTTTATATGACACATCATAAAAGTGAAGATTATAAAGAACGAGCAGTTCAATATTATTTAGTAGAGGATAAATCACAAGAAGAAGTATGTAAAATATTTGAGTGTTCCAGGCGAAGTTTAATGCGTTGGGTTAAATTATATAAAAATAACGGTAATGTAGAAAGACAAAATAGAACGCCAACCGCATATAAAGTAAAAAGAGAACATATCCATTTTATCAAAGATGAATTAAATAGAAATAAAACAATTACTATGGAAGATTTGTTATTTTTACTCAAAAAGAAATACACATCATTATCATTAAGTCGGTTTCATTTGAATAGGGTAGTAAATGACAATAATATTACGTTGAAACTTACAAGGGTCAGACACAAACCAACGCATCGTTGGGGAAAAGAAGTGAATATAAACCAAAAACTAAAAGAGTTTTATGATGAAGTCCAAAAATACAAAATAGAAGACGTGATTTGCATAGATGAAACAAGTATAAAATCATTACAAAACCGGAATCGCTGCTATAGTCAAAGAGGTAAACGATGTGTAATAAAAACGCAATCGCAAGAAGTGTTCAAGAAATATACTGGAATATTTGCTATTTCTGTAAACGGTGTAGAAGGTTGGGAATTATATGAAAAAGGTGGAATAAACACAGAACGATTGGTAGACTTTTTACAAAAGTTTATAACAGAGAAATATAGAAATAAATTAATTATTTTAGATAATGCTTCCGTACACAAAAATGATACGATACGAGATTTGGTAAACAAACATAATAAATTGTTGTATAGTGTTCCTTACCAACATTTTAGTAATGCAATTGAGAATTATTTTAGCATGTTAAAATCCAAATTACAAAAGTTTAGTGGGTTAAAATATGAAAGCCTGAAAGAAAATATAGTCAAGACAATAGAGATTATACCGAAAGAATATTATAAGAACATTTTGGAAGGTGCTTATAATAGGAAAGAAAAATATGTTCCAAAAAATAAAACTCGTAAAAACCCAAAGAAAAGGTATTTATAATGGGCGTTTTAAATGTGCAAATGTGTAAAAAAATAAAATTATTTAAAAAAATATAAAAAAATGTTTTATATTTTTGGTCATGGTCATTATATTTCTTTATGGGTAAATATATTTTTTTCCACATTTTCGACATTTGGATTATATTCCACATGGTTTTTTATACACCATTTGACACATTTTTGAATATTGGTTTTCATATAAAAGTTGATTTTATCTGACTTATACCGATTTTCAATAAGTGCCAGCGTGCTATAAATATTATCAATCTGGATTTGCCCGATGATAGAACTGGATTCCTCCAGTTTGTTGTAGTAAAAAAGCGGAATTTTAACACCATTGAAAAAACTTCGGATAAAAGTGGTATCATCGCAAATAGTCGCCATCAATTGTTCGAAAATGGGCGCATAATAATTACTATTGGAATATAAGAAATTAATGCACACCAAATATCTCTCCGAGTTTGCATACCGGCTGGTGTTTGGTTTTACCACATATACTTTTTCATACATGGTTGACAGCAGATAAATAAGTTCGGCACTTGCCTTGTAAAAGCAGTCAAAACACTTGAGAACAAAACATCCGCCATACTTTTGAATACAAACTGCATATGCAATTTGCCCAAACAATAGTCGTGTAATGTTGATTTCCTGGCTATTGAAATCCGTTGAAAAATCAAACCCGCCATCACCCGTAACAAATTCACATGAATTTTTGTATTTAGCAACAACGTGTTTAAAATTCTCCATATTTAAAATATTTCCAGTGGCATTGGCACCTTTTTCCAAAAAAACATTTGGATTTGATTTTAAAAAACTGGTTGTTTTTTTCCATCCTGGGACTTCGCCGTCAGTGGGGTCTTCAATTGTCATTCCATAGTATTTGTCAGCCGGATTGTTGCGATGGTTTAGAACCGCCTCGATAAATCCACCCGGGCCTTCAGCGAGTGCAAACATTTGCAAAGGCCTTTGTGAATCAAAAGAGGGGAAATTAAACGTGTTTAAAATTTCAATCATTTTGAAATAGGCACGTGAAATTGGTTTATATCTGCAAACACTTGTTCTTGGACTGTTTGTGTAAATATATTCGTAGGGGTTTGTGTATTTTTTATTGGCGTTCCATTCATCACCACATTCGGAAATTTTTTCTTTAATCTCGGTTAAATAATGATTTAGCGAATATAACATATATGGTGAAGGTTTATCTACGCTGTTTGTTATTTTTAATTTACTCAATATATTAACTCCATTTAAACTTGGTAATAATACAAAAATCATCTATACTATTTATTATTGCAAATTGCGTTTATGTTGTTTTGCCAATTTTTTCTATTGATAATTATATAATGGCAACTCCCGAACAAATAAACCATGCAAAACAAGTTGGTTATGAACATGGATATTTAACAAGTAGTATTGGTCAACAAAGTGGTAGAATGACCAGAGAAAATACAACGCAAAATCAATTTACATATAATAAACAATTAATGAATGCATGGCAAGATGGATATAACAATTTTTACCAGAATCTTGCAAATGTCAGAAATGAAGATACAAATATGAAACCAACCATAATTAAAGTTGGAAAAAATGGTCCTTATGCTTCATTTTATAATGCTAGAGGTAAAAAATCAAAAAGACGTGGACAAAAGAAAAGAAGAACCCAGGATAAAAAGTCTCGCAAATAAACAAAAAAAATCCGAAAATTTATTTTGTTTTGTCAGGAACCTTTACCAGTCGATTATCTTTACCAGTCAATAACCTGCGGTTCTTTTTACCAGTCAATAACCTGCGGTTCTTTTTACCAGTCAATAACCTGCGGTTCTTTTTACCAGTCAATAACCTGCGGTTCTTTTTACCAGTCAATAA